TGCATATTTTGGCTCCTCTGCCTTCTCTAATTCTTTTTCCCAAATAAGCATAAGGTTCTTTAGTTCCCCATGCATGATGTCTAATCCGTCAATATCATAATTGACCATACGTTGCAAATGGGGCGGTAGTTCAATAGTATTATTCATTATTATACCTTTCGTTAGAAGAATTCATTATATCAGTAGCCACTGACAATAAATGCTTGGTTGCTAATATCTGTCCATTTAAATACATCTCTTGATCATTATTTCCGTCTGACCATATAGCAGATTTATTATAAAGTAGCTTTTCTAAATCCTGTTCTAAACTAGTTAGATGTAACTTTATATACTCCAGGAATACAGATGACTTAGTCAAAGTATCCCTCCGCCCATAGTCCCTTTAAGAATTCATCTGCTTTATCTAATCCAGCATGGATTCTTATTTGTGTACTTGGGACGGATTTCTTAGAAAGTACAACAGCCCTAATCATCTCATCCAAATCATCAATAGAATAACCTAACATCATTTGTCCCACCAATACTCTACAATAGTATTTAGGGTAGTATGAATTGCACAATCACAATCCCCACCATTCATGTTCTCCATATATTCAAGATGTTGTTCATTGTCCATGTACATCTCATTTACTAGTTCATCAATTGTTCTCATGTGATTATTATATATTAAGGGACTGACAAATGGAATAGATTTCCTATGTGATACCGCCCACATTGCAGCAAAGCTGCTAAATTTTCAGGGGTTTTTATATTGATTTCGTAAGAAGATTATGGTACCCTCCGTCTTTGCGGGCATATAAAAAATCCCCCAGATCTTACCTGGAGGATTTCTCATTAAGGCTGCTAGGTACCAACGAAAGTAAAAACCTGCTTTATTTAACCCCTGGCCGAATGACTATAGGGGCACCTTTAATTATTTAAACTAATGCTGGTGAATGCTTCTTTACAAAACTATCAAGAGACATTTCAAACATTGGTATATCCAACATCCCACGGACCTTGTACTCTGTTGACTCAGACCATGGCGCCTCCTCATGAAGGCTAAACGTTTGCGTGCTCCAATCAATTAATGGAATCTTATGTTCGTTATCAGAAATTGAATTGACTGAGAGGCCCCAGCCTGTTTCTGATTCCCAATCATCCCCAACCAATTGTGAAATACAAATGCGTGTTGCATATGCCTCGTCTGCCCAACGCCCACGGGCCTTGTCTACAGCGCTTGCTAGGTTTGCTAGCATGTTATGTCCAGCCCAGTGACCGTACAGAACGATTGTTTCTCCGTTACGTTGTCTAAATGCAAAGTTTGCTCTGTCTCCCATTATAGTTCCGCCTCTTCTAATAGTTGTACTTCTTCGGTTTTATTTAATTCTATCATTTCATATGCAACTTTGTCTAGGGCCGCTTCGAACTTATTCTTGTGATGACCACAAAAATATAGTTCGCCCTCAACTAGTTTAATTAACCATCTTGCTTGGGCTGATTCGCCACATTTGTCGCAGGCAATCCATCTAGTAAGATCTTCTTCTGTCATAGGTTGCCGCCTTCTATCATGTCTGCTAGTTTATCTAGCAACCATGAATCGATGTCAAGAATGTCGATTTCTCGTAGCTTTTCTGTAATTTCTTCACGAGCCCATCGTGCCCCGTCATTAAAGCCTTCTTGATATGTGTCGCTCATTTTTATCCCTTCAAATAGCCTGTTGGTTCATAGTCGCTTTCTTTAATTACAGTTAAGTTAAACTTATCTCTAATGCGACTAACTTTCTCAATACTACCAGTTCCAATGTTGAAAGTCAATGAACCCATTGCCTGTGGATCTAAACCTATCAACTCTGCTTCCCAGGTAGCCCTCGCAAAGGCTACCTGGTTTGGAGCGGAAAGTTCAAAGTACATTAGCCCTCAATTCTATCTACAGATGATGATAGATATTCTACCCCGTCAGGATAAGATACTGAATCAAAATCAATGTCGTAGATTAGATTGTGTGCAGACTCCTCGTCACGAGCATTAACTGTAATTGAATACTGAACTGTAACTTCTAGTTCAAACTCATTTGTTAATTCAAAACCGCAGATGCTAGCAATCTCTTCTGCTTGACCTTCTGAAATAGAATCATCATCTAATCCTTCTAATGTGAATTCTTTCATGTTGTTACGCATCAGATTTAATTCTGCGGATGTGTTGAAGTCACGTTGAGTAACACGTTGTACATGCTCTTCAAGTTGCTGAATGCGTGCCTTGTTTTCTACTAACTGTGACTCAAGAAATTCTCGTGTCATGTAATGATTGTCTATTGTTGCTTCCATTTTTTCCTCTTTCGTTTGGTTAGTTGTTGGTAGTGTAGCATGCTCCACTGACAATAATGTGGTCTTACGACCACAAGGACATGTGAGCTCGGTCACACCAGATGGGAATCCAAATCCATCTGATGATGTTAGTTCGATTAAAGAATCACATTCATTTGGGTCACAAACAAATGTATATTTAGATGAGATTAAATCTGTCATGACTCATACCCACACTTCTGGCATATGTCTACACCCTTCTCATCATTATATTCAACACAGTCTGTACCATCACATTCACGGCACATGTTGTCATATTCTGATTCTGAGATAACTACACCACGAAGAATTTCTAGTTCCCCACCCCAGCCTGTTTCTTCCTCATATGATAAAGTAAATAGTAAGTCAGGGTATTGTGCAGACAGTTTAGTTAATGCACCCATTGGGCGAGACCAAGCGGTATTAAAGTTGTAGTGAACGACATGGTTATCACCATTGGCGGTGTCCTCCATATTAGTATCAGGATACTTGTCATTTACAGATACGGCAACATCCCATTTAGTTCCCCACTCACGGATATTAAAGTTATACCAATCATTAGTAAGACACTTCATTGCTTCTTGAATTGGGAGGGAATGGTCAGGCTGAGAAAGATATTCCTCTTCAGTAATTCCTGCATCCATATAGTTATAGATATTATGAAATGCAAAGATAGGCTCTGCATATAGAGTATTCTTCTTCATGAATGTATTCTTACTTACATCCCATGAATCATGTAGTTGCGTGAATGGCTTATTTAGTTGAGCCATCATTTTCTTTACAGAATCAGGATTGCCTTCTACAGTTAATCCGTTATATACCCAATTTGGCATATTGTTCCTTTCGTTGGTTGATGGCATTATTATAGGGGTAGCCACTGACAAATGTCAACAAATTTTCAGGGGTTTTTTAAAATCTTTCGTAACAAGATTTCCCCGCCTTCCATATTGGGGGCATAGCAGCAGCTTTGTCAAATTAAAAAGATGAGCAGTTTTAAATCATGCTCAGGATCTTTTGCTATTTAGAAAGCAGAAACCAATTTCTTGATTTTGTTTTTCTCAGCAGTTAGAACAGGGTCAAATCCTGATGCACCCGCAATAAGTGATTCAGAATTTCCTCGTGATGTGCGATAGTAATCTAGACGTTCGGTAAGCGCATTAAATGCACCCCACTTTGTTCCCTTGATTGTCGCATTGGTTGGTGAGTTATGATACAAATCATCAAGCAAGACAACTTTGTTTTCCCACTTTTTTAGCGCACCCTTAGAATCCTTTTCAGGCTTTGGGTAGATTGTGTGAATCAACTTTGAGAATTCTGCATCTGTAATAGATTGAGAATAAAGTGCTTGCGCTTCCTTTTCAAATTCATCAAAGTATCCAAGCGCAAGACCAAGAGTCTCACGGGCAACTTGAATTCGTCCTTCAACTGATTGTGTGTGACGAATCTTGAAAGATTGCTTTGCATTACGCATTGCAAGATTAAGAGTATTTTGGCAAACAACACGAACGGGAGTAACAGCAGCCTGAACAGCAACAGACCCGTCGTGAGATGTCCAAACAATTAAATAAAGTTTGGTCTCATCATTTGCGCCTTGTGGGTCAAGCACCATTGTGCGGGGAATGTCCACAGTACCAAATACAACTTTACCGCTACGCAATGAGCCAGCAGATTCCCAAAAGCAATTTGGGTCTGCATCGTGAATCGCATCAGCAAATGCAAATAATTCTTCATTCTGTACAGGCTTATAACGCTTTCCAACAGTAGCAAGAACATCAGTTCCGCCATTGAATGGATTGTCACGCAATACAAGAGATGCAGTAGAAACATCATTCCATGATTCTGGAATGTGCTCAGTGATTGGAGATAGACGAACATTCCAATTAGATAACTTTGCTTCATCAAGCATTGTTTGTGTTGTAACTTCTTCATCTTGATTAAAGATTCGATTTGCTAATCCATGCCAAGCAGGTTTGCCACGCAAAGCAAAAGCAACTTGACCATTTTCAGTTTCTAGATTATGAGCCATAATTTATTTCCTTTCGATTGGTTGTTAGATTGAGTATAACATAGGGTTCTGACATTAACAAGATTAGATAGTCATTTGTCGACAATTATTGTGTGATCAATCTCACATTTTTTCAGGGGATTGTGGATAACCTTCTTAAACCTGTGGATAACCCCGCAGTATTGGGGGCAGCTTGGGAAGATGGGGCGGGCCAGATCCCGCCCCAAGCTTTATGCTATGTGCAACTCTTTAGAAGTTAGTTGCTTTGTTTTACTATTTATTTTATTAACCATGTCCTCGTTAATAAACATTGCAGTTGTTTTCTTTTTCTTTAGTGTATCAACAACGTATGCATTTACTTTGCCATTAAAGCGGCGGATGTTAGAGAATACTAATTCAGTTAAGTATTCTTTATCTACACCCTGTTCGGAATAGATTGTTAAATCATTTGCTTTGTTTGCGTCATAGATTTCTATTCTAAAACGATTACGCATTTTATTTCCTTTGTTAGTAGGGACACCCGAAGGTGTGAGCAGTTTTAGTTGTCATGCTCAGGACATTTTCCTTATTAGGAATTATAGATAACGAGCAACTGCATTGTATGTAGAAGTATTTACTACTTCCTCATCTGTCATCTTGAGAATACGAATTGCGTTAAGCATTTCCTCTCTTTGCTCAATGTATGTGTGTTGGTGCATTGTAACAAAATCTCTGCTAGGCTCTTTTGGCAAGTCCTTTTCTGCAACTGTCAAGTCATAGTCAATGTTAAGTGTATTGTTCCATGAGCGATAGTTTGTGCGGAAGTTTTCTGCCTTCTTGATGTTGGCAACTGCATAGTCGCTAACCTCTTTTTGCCAAGCCTTGCGTGCCTTCTCATACTTTGCTTCGTTTGCTTCTTGTGAAGCATAGTCTGACTCTAGTTTTGCTAGTGCAGTTTCTAGTGCCTTGATTACCTTTGGTGTTGCGATTTTAACGCTGATTGCTTTTCCTCTAGCCATTTATTTTCCTCTTTCGTTGGTTGGTTTAACTGTATTATAGCGGAGGGGTCTGACATTTCTGCGACCCCTCCACCTCCTTATACTAGGGCTTCGTTGCTAACTGTTGTCCAACGAGTTTCCTTTGTTGGCATTTCCAGTAGCACACGCACCGAGCCAGATGCGTTAGGAATAATCTCCTTGATTACTCCAGTTTTCTTTGACTTTAGGGTGGTGAATAAATCGCCAACCTTGTAAGTGTATCCATTTACTGTCATTTTGCTTCCTTTCTGTTTAGGGTGTTATTGTATCATTAGGGTCTGACATTTATCAAGACCATGCGGTGTGATAAGCATCACAAGTATTCTGTTAGGTCGCCGTCCATAATTTCGTTCAGCTCTAAGCCTTCTGAGTCTGCGATAGCTTCCCATAGATCCATTTCATTAAAGTCTCCGTCTGGGTGTCTTTCGGATAAGATAGAATAAAGATTGTCCATTAGTAATCCTCCTCTGGTAGCCAAGCATTTAAGTGGTGTGCATCAATAATTGCTGATGCGGGTGCAGTAACCTGTCCACGCCATAACACGCCTTCAGGTAAAGCAATTTCACGATTGTAGTCCTCATCATAGAAAGCATCAATTGCTTCTATGCAAGGCTCAACCATAGAAAGCGGAACGGGTGGATAGTGATTACCTTGCAAGTGATAACCGATAGCAGTTTCTAAGTCTAATTCATTAGATAAATCTAATGCTGTATTGTATCCCATTATTCTGCCACCTTAAGAATTGCATAGGACCCGCCTGCATTAATTTCATCAAGGATAGGACCTAACTTTGGTGCGATTAATTCTTTTAGCATAGACTCTAGCATAAAGATACGAGTACTTTCTTCCATGTTTAGAATTTGTGCAGTTACTGGATGATTGTCTGCAAACTCTGTTACAAACTTTAGATTGTGTTCTACTAGCATTGTTTACCTTTCGTTGTTGGAATAAGAGTATTTTAGCATGGGCCACTGACAATTAGATAAACACGCCCAATGTTTATCTAATTTATTTTGTGATAAACTTCACAATTTCAGGGGTATTTTGGTACTTGACTTAAACTATGTTTTGCCCCCACGAATTTGGGGGCAGCTTAGTCGTTTGTCAAATCACCACGCCGTTTATGTTTGATCTTGCGTGTGTATTTTTTTTTATTGCGTACAGGTTGCGCCGCATTACTGCGACGCAATTCCTGTATGCGTTTTACTTTATCTCGAAGTGAAGTTTGGAACATTGTACCCACACGCTTCATGAAATCTAGTTACATCAAATCGTTCATTATCTTTCGCAAACATTTCCGCAAAATCATTTACGATTTTAGAAAATAAAGCGGGGTGCGTTTTATCGCTAGCAAACTTTAGAATTTCTGCGGTTGCTACATAGTCCTTACGTGTCATCATTTTGTTACCAACTTTCCTGAACGATAAAAGTGTTTGGTGTGCATTTTACCTGAAGGCTCTGACAAATTAACAGTAGAAAACTCATCTGCAAAACCCCAATCAGAAAAACTGCGGTATGAATTAACTGCATCTAAACAGTTATCAAAACGGGCTACCCAATGAGGTGGCTTTCCGTCATAGGAACAAGTTACTGCATAAAGATACTCTTTCTCCATTTTAGTAATCTCCAATTTCGTTAGTTACGCAATCGCATGGCTCGACATCATAGGAGTTTTCATCTCCCCAAAAAATTGCCCCAAATCCTAAGCAATCATCACACACAATGACGGAGATAGTTCCCTCGTCCATTACATCTAAGAAGTTTCCCATTTATAGTTTTCCTTTCGTTTGTTTGTTTTGTAATTATAGCGGAAGGGTCTGACAAATTAGTCAGACACCTTGACGGCAATCGTAGCCCAAAAATTAGCAATGTTACGAGTAGAGGAAACCTGAATAGCGTAAACCTCGTACCCCTCGCCATACCAAATGCCTTCACGCTTTTCTGCGTGTAGAATAGTGCCCTCATCATGGCGAGAGCGTGAGCGATAGTGTGTGCCTACAAGTAGGGCGGGAACAGTTATTACTTTTGCTGACATTAGTTGTCACCTTTCGTTTGGTTATGTATGGAATTATACACGAACGGACTGACATAAACTAATTACTAGCCAGTAATTTCACAATGTGAGACGCTCAAGTTATGTGATAAATCTCACAAATTTTCAGGGGTTATCCACAGATCTTCTTAAGTTATCCACAGCCCCCTCTCCTTTGGGGGCCAGCTTGACTATTGTCAAGCCGACACGCCGTTATTCTTCTAAACTATCTTGATAATCTAAAAGGCCTTGATGGTACATAACAGGATCACAATTAAAAAGAATTTCAGAGGCGGTAAAAGTAGAGTATCCAATCTTTACGGGTGGATAGCATTCATCTAACATAGAGTCGTAGCTTTCTTTTATCTCTAATTCTTTTTCAAAATCTGTTTTCATTTATTTACCTCCTTAGTAGCGATTAAATACGCTATACCAAAACCTACCATGGCACACAATAACACCGCCATTTACTTATCTCCAAACATGTTAAAGACTTCATCTAGTTGCTCATCTGTTAAGTGGTCTATCTGTATAGCCTTAACAAATCCGAACACATCTTCTTCTTCTGCCATTAGTTGCTCATACATTTCTTCTTCTTGTAGGTGTGCATACATGTCGCTTACATCTGCCTGAATTGTATCCCATTTAGTCATTAGTTATTCTCCTACCTTGATAGACATTACATTAGCGGTGAACTTCTTAACCTTGCCTAATTCGCTAGCGTTAAGAGATTGGATTAGGTGGTCAATCGCTTTAGGGTCATGCGCCACATTGTCAATAGAGATTAGTTTAGAGCCTTGCCAAATTGAGTAAGTGATAGTCATTGTCTGTTCTTCTTTCGTTAGTAGTTATAGTAGGAATTGTAGAGGATAGGGCTGACAAATGGTAGCGACACGCTCTTAGTTAGAGTGTGATTTAGAACACCATGTCTGGTGTATTGCTAGGTATCTACACTCTGAGCAGATAGCGTCTCCTAGTCGTGCTAGTAGTTGCTCTCTGCTTTCTAGAGAGTTTCTGTTTTCATGTATTGAGTTCATTTAGAACTCCTTTCTGTTTATCTAATACCTTTACTCTACAGGGGGTCACTGACAAATTCTAATCGAAATTCGGACATTAAGGACATTTATAAAAATAATCGCAAAAAATCATGTGATAAGGGTCACATCTGGGAGCACTATAGGGACAATTCGGACATTTCTATAGTGTGTATCATACAAATTAAAACTCTATTAACATTTCTTAAAATCTAATTCCTAGTTGACCAGAATGTAATAGTACGCTATTATAGATACATGGAAATATGGAAAGAAGTACCAGTAATTGTGCAACGTAATGGTTCATTCAAGCCACATGGATACGAAGTATCTAATTTAGGGCGGGTAAGAACCAAGAAGCAAAGATATGGAAGACCTAGAAAAGATACAGGTAAAAGACAGGATCTTCTTGTATATCGATATGTAAATGGAAGACCAGATCAAGTTGGTTATATCCAATATGAGCTATATGATGAAAACTCAAAGAGAAAAAATATCCGTGGACATGTACTTGTTATGCAAGCATTTGTTGGCATACCAAATCCTGGTCAAGTAGTTTGTCATTTTGACGATGTCAAAAATAATAACACCTTGGCTAACTTGAGATATGACACTCAAAAGAATAATCTGGCAGATGCCAGGAGAAATAAATTTTTGCAAACTATTGACCTATAAAAATCTTCCATGTTACAATTGGAAAGGTTTCGGGGGTTACACTAAGAACTCAATATGCCAGATGTATTGCATATGATCTTTGTGAACTTTCTCTACTTTCCTTTAAGTTAAAAAAAGGGGGGTAGGGGGGGTTTGCTAAAAATCTAATTTCCAGATGAAGTATTAAAAAAAATATTATATTAACATTATATAAGACTAAAATCTTAGTCAACTAAAATAATAGAGAGAAGCAAAATAATGGCTACAAAAAAAGCGGGAAAAGAAGTAGAAAACACCACTTGCTACACATATAAAGTAGAGATGTTAATTCAAGTCCTTGCTAAGGATGAACCAACAGCTTTGGATCAATTAGAAAAATCTGGTGGCTATGTTACAGATAGACAAGTTACTCTAATGGATAGTGTTGCTTTATATAATGGTGAAAAGGGATAACTTTTTATCTCCCGCCCTTTTAAGGGGTAGGATGTGGTGATACCACCAAATAACCCTGTTAGGGCCTTAAAACCCTCTCAGGGTATTTTTATGGGGTATTATAGGAAATAGCTAAGATGTGAAAATGGGGTCTCTTCTCGCCGAAGCACTTTTTTCGCACTAATTGCACTATATGACCGATATGTCCTATATTATATGCATATATAACAAGAAACCCAATCAGAGGCGGATCCGATTGGGTTCTTTATATCTTGCGATATATGTACGTAGGAACATGTGGGATGCTACAACTACGCACAATTCAATTGTAAAATAGCTTTTATTCTAAGTCAACTGTTTTTAAAATAAAGTTTGCTGACCATCTTCGTCTGGTGCAGAGTATGATGGGGCGGGTCCAAGAAGGTACCCTTCCTCATGATATGAAACCATCTTAGATACATCCTCTGGCCCAACTAGTTTATTTGCAATAATTGTTAATAGGTCATATATACGGTGTAACATAATATAATTAACCATTGGTAGGTTATCTTCTAATGCTGAGGATTTTTCTTCATTTGTCATCTGGTCTACCTAAGTCTTCCCAAAATTTTTCCCGCCCCATATTATCAGTTGGAATAATAGGGGTGCTGTTACATTGGCAATCTTTATCACATGTCATTTTTAACCTTTTTCATAGTCTTTATAATTTCGTCATAAAAACCAAATCCTATAAATTTTTTATATTCACAAGATAGGCAATACAAGTATACCTCGTCTTCATTTGTCTGATTAGGAAGAAGAAGACCTTGATCTAGTGGGCAAACCAATCTAGGAACAAGGCCTTCTTCAGAAAGTGCTATGTATTGAGATACTTGCTGTATCCTACGCATTTTCTCCTACTTCAAGGTAGTTGGGAATTTAGTATAAAATTCCTTCGCTCTTGGGGTTAGACCCTTCCAAGCTGACCAATTTGTACCGCCCTTGGTCATATAGTACGTTATCTCTGCGTTTATTACTGGATCAAATAGTAGTACATTTGATCGCAGGTCAAATTTTTCTTTACGAGCAACACCAAGGTTTCCCAACATGTTGATCTGAAAAATTCCATAGGAACTGTCTCCAGTATTCCTGTTGCCATTATATGCTAGTGGGCGTCCACTGGACTCCGTCTTTGCAATGGCCCAAGCCGTTCTAAGGGCTTTTCCTTCAAAACCTACTGCTGCCAGTAGTTCTTTCAATTCAATGTCTGAAAGCTTTTCCGAAGGCTTGTAAACAGTATTGCTGTACTTCTCTAAGGTTTCTTGCTTAAGTTGTACTTCTGTCTTTGGTTGTACTTTTAAAGCTTGAGCGGGGATCACAGTG